GGCCGAAGGTGGGCTGGCCGTCAAAGGGCGTGGGAAACGCAGGGCTGGGTATCGTGTGGAGACACATAGAGTCGATCTGTAGAACGGCAGGGTCGTTGGTGGCCAAAAGGGCCAATTGAAAAATACCCTAAAATTAGTATGGGCATATGTTTCCCGGCCAACCAAGCGGCGACCCCCCCATACCCCCCGAACCAAACACAGCGCGATGGGCTTCTGCCAATGTGTGGCCAAGCGGGCGCGATAGGGCGGGCGATAGGGCACAATTGGCGGGCGTTCATGGCCGCGTGTTGACTAGGCACACTTGGCCATGATGTATCGCTGGCGCTACCAGGCGGGCGCAATGGCGCTACCAGGCGGGCGCTTTGCGGGTCGATACGATGCGGGCGCGGGCGCTATCGTTTGCAATCGGGCGCGCGTTTTCAAACCCGTGCAACACTGTTTTTAGTTTTATTTAGGCCTTAAATGTCTGATATCATTGGATTCATAAATAAACTTGCTTTTGGCCACTTGATAAATTCACGGCCATGCCCAGATGATCTACCAGACCACAACGACAGATAGGACGATAGACCATGACCTTAGATCTAACTGCATTAGACGCCGCCACCCGCCAACAAATGGCCGCCTATATCGCCAAAAGCCGCAACCTTGTCGACAGTATTGTCACAATTGGCCAGGACGCCAAAACGTCCAAAGGTGAAAAACTTGGCATTAGAACCGCCGTCACGTATCTGGCACCGCATAAACTTAGTGGGCAGAATGTTTGCGCGATGGCCGATATCGCCAAATGTGCAGCGCCTTGCCTATTCACGGCGGGCCGTGGCGCTATGTCTAGCGTTATGCTGTCGCGACTACGCCGCACACTAGTGCTGCAGCAGCTACCAGAATTGTTCCTGGAACGCTTAGAGCGCGACCTAGTGCGCCACTGCAAATCTTGCCAGCGCGATGGCGTGACGCCCGCCTATCGCCCGAATGGCACCTCCGACATACGCTTCGAAAATTGGCCGGAATGGGTGGCAATGGTCGCCAAGCTCGTCGATCAATATGGCCTAAAAGTCTACGACTACACTAAAATTCCGAACCGCCGCGTTTTGTCCTGGTATGACCTCACTTATTCCTATAGTGGAACGCCGGGCTATGCGCCCTTCGTCGCCAAGGCTGTCGCCGCTGGCATGCGCCTTGCTGTAGTTTTCCGCGACTATGAGACTGTAGAACGCCTAATAGCTAACGGCGACACATTCCAGGGGCTGCCCATTGTCCATGGCGACGATACGGACGCCCGGTTCATAGAGCCGCAAGGGGTCGCGGTTGCTCTATATGCGAAGGGCGCGGCCAAGCGCGACGCTTCCGGGTTCGTGGTTGACGCGTAAAGCGTCGCCACGGCCTCACGATATCCAATAGAACCAAGGGAATTAAACCTATGACAAAACTTGCAACAAATGCATCAATCCGCCGGTTTATCTCATTCCAGCAACGCAAGCACCCGGAAGCGCCGCAGCTATTGTGGCAACGCTGGCGCTTGTTTATTGAAATTAATCGCGAACCTGTGACTTTCAACGAATGGCTGGAAAGGTAAGAAAATGATCGACCTTATCTCTTACATAATCGTCGCCCTATGGCTCGTAGGTGGCATAGCGTTCGCCGCTGCGTTCACGGCTGGAATGATAGGCCTAGACGATGCATTTGAACGCGCCAGACGCGGCGATCCTGATTGATCCTGATAGTGATCGAGGCGCTTGCTATTGACACGTTATATGCGAGCGCCTTATTAACTACCAGACCACAACAGACCCAAAGGACGACAGATGCAGATATATACCATTACGCGCGCAGAAATTGAGCGATACAAACGCGAAAACGAAAAACACGGCCTGCCAGACAATCTGGACCTGTTGGTTGCGGCTGTGGTATATGACCGCGACGTAGGTGAGCCAGAATGCGCAGCGACTGGCATTCGCTGGATCGATGCAGAACTATCTGACGCCCAAGACAGCGTCATCGACATGGCGGACGTGCCCAAGCGCACAATCTGCCGTCTAGTCACCGAGCATCGAGAAGTGCTCGAAATGAACAAAGCTTTTGAAAAACGCCGCGAAGCGCGCAAGCGCCGCATGGGGGCGCTGTGATGTATGTTCTCATAGCATGCGAGTACAGTGGCACGGTGCGTGAGGCATTCAGAGCCGCTGGCCACGACGCGATGTCCTGTGACCTGTTACCAACAGATGTTCCGGGGCCTCACTATCAGGGGCCGGTAGAGGACGTTATATGCGATGGATGGGACATGCTCTTAGCGTTCCCGCCATGCACTCACCTAGCAGTTTCAGGGGCCAGATGGTTCAAGGAGAAGCGGGCCGATGGCAGGCAACAGGCGGCGCTGTCCTTTGTTAGGATGCTGATGGATGCACCTATCGACCGCATAGCTATAGAAAATCCGGTTTCGATTATCTCCAGCCATATCCGCAAGCCAGATCAAACGGTTCAACCGTGGCAGTTCGGACACGGAGAGACCAAACGAACGTGCTTATGGCTAAAGAACTTGCCCAAGCTGGAGCCTACCAACATCGTAGAGGGCCGAGAGACCCGCGTTTGGAAAATGGGAGAAACCAAAGACCGCTGGCGCAAGCGGAGCAAGACTTATACCGGCATCGCACAGGCGATGGCAGACCAATGGGGAACACAATGAGTAAACATTTCGGATACGTCCACCACACGCGAGATGACGGCCTGCAAACCGTTTACCGCACGTTCAACCGCAAGGCCGCAGATCTATTGGTCCGACGGCTCAAAGGGTCCGAACGCATAACATCTGCACAAAGCTGGGCCATTTTGGCGAAGGGTGAGGGCAGCGTCATGTACCGCGACGTCGCACATGGTGACAAAATCCTAGAGAGGACAAAATAATGAGCGAACTCTTCAAAGACGGATATAGATACACGATCACCAGCAGCTCGTGGGACATCGGAGAACCGCTGACAATACTGACTGTTGAAGACGACTGCGGCGCGCGAATTGAATTCCCAATCTGGGCTGAGGACTGCTACGCGACTGCCGTCGCTAAATGTGCAGATATCATCAGAGCAATCGAAAGGGCGAACCAATGAGCCGGTACATTGTCCGCAACGTCGCGACAGGCCCACACACGTCAAAATTGCGGGGTCACGCCCAAGTGTTCAGGATCTCACAGGCTACCGGATTTGAGCATCTGTCTGAACATAAGGCGAGGATGGCCAAAAAGGCCTTGCGGAAATTGTTTGCATGGGGCCGAGACATTGGCAACAACAACAACAAACTGCATTTGAGCTACGTGGCTGTAGAACATACAGACGGACGGAAGGCCGAAATCTCTGACCTGATGGACCAGCTGAAAGCACAGAACGAGGTCGCAGGCCGAGAGTTCAGATGGTCATACGGCCCCGCGCACAAAGGTAAGCCTTCGACCATCTGGTCACTACGCTACACCAATGTGGACCACACGATAACAGGCACAGCGGTGTATGGACTATGAGCACCATATTTTACATACTGCTGTTCGTCATTCTGGTGCTGATCGCCGCTGGTCTGACGTGGTACGTCGTAGACCAGCTTGGACAAGCGAAAAAAGACTGAGACCTAACACCAAAGAAACGGAGAACTAAAACAATGTCTACTTTTTCTATCCACAGGGTCCAATCCATAAAACTGCGCGAAACTCGCGGCGAAACCACGTCGTGTGGCGAAGATTTGTATTGGCGAGACATGGTCGTAAAGTCGGAAGACGGCCATGTCTTTCTCTTTACGTTTTTTGGTGAAGACATCGACAACCTGAAACTCCAGCTGAAAGAGGTCTGATGAAGATTAAATTAATGCGTGGTGGCACACTGCCAACCAAAGCCACGTCAGGCGCTGCCTGCTGGGACGTTTACGCCCGTCAGGATCTCTGGATCTCGCCGGGCCACACGGCCCTTGTGCCCCTTGGGTTCAGCATCCAGCTGCCTGAAGATCGTGCGGCGCTAATCCTGCCTCGGTCCGGCATGGCCTACAAGCATCGTGTGACAGTGCTAAACGCACCCGGCGTCATCGACAGTGACTACCGTGGTGAGTGCAAGGCCTTGCTAATGAACCACAGCGACACAAGCCACACGATCACAGCCGGAGAACGCGTGGCACAGATGATGATCACGTCACTGACCAGCGTCGTGTTCGAGGTCGTCACGGAACTAGACGAAACCACACGAGCCGGTGGCGGCTTTGGGAGCACTGGACGATGAGCAACACGCACAAAGAGGCCCAAGAAGATTACATCAGGGCTAAAGACAGGCTGTTTGCTCTGGAGTGTGACGACTCCATCCACAGTCCTAACCACCCGTGGTGGGCTGAAGTCAAACGCGCGCGGATTGAGGTCCAGCGATGTGCTGCTATCGTAGAACAGTGGAAGAACAATGAAACGTCTGGATTGTGAGACACCCAGCTGCAAAGGAACCCAAGATGTCATCGACAAAGGACAAAAGATCTGCGCCAAATGCTACCTCAAAAGGCGTGGATTGGACAGCGACACCCGGAGGTCTATGGCCAGTAGTTATCCACAGCCTAATGATTATCATCGTCGTGGTGAACGCTATCCTCTAAACTACGAGGACTAAAGGCTTTTGGATCACCCAGACGACAGGACATCAGCTAGGATGACGACCATCTATGCAATTAAGTCTGGCTTCCGCCCTATGGGGCCAAGGGGGCCACCCTATGATCTATATGATCAATCAGAAGAACGTTAGCCTTGTAGATAGAAACTAACGTAAAGAACCTAAAGAACCTAAAGAACCTAAAGGAACCTAAGATGACTAAAGACCCTGACGTATCAACATTTATGTCTTCCATCATCAAAACTAAAGCGCATAAGATTTATTGTTCGGTCCTCTCACCGCACCTAACGAACATAAGGGTGTCTCAATTGACTAGCTCTGTCGTCGTAGACATCAGAGACACTCTGCTGAAGACCTATAAGCCCTCTTATGTGTCGAATTTGGTGTCGTTCTTAATTCAAACGCGCCATGAGGCCGACCTAAGAGACCTAGATGTGCCCTCTAAGCCTCTAGCACGAGGCCTGAGGCCCCAAGTCAATCATCGGACTAGGTACTTACTAGAGGGCGAAGAGGATCGCCTCCTAGAGGTCTTAAAACCGACCAACACTAAAAGCTTTAGGCCTGACATTGTCGAGATCCGTCAGGATCAATACGATCTTGTGATCTTTTTGCTCGATACAGGCTGTCGGTACAGTGAGGCCAGCAGCACGCCCTGGGATGCCATCGACACCAAGGACTGGAAGTACGTCACGCTCTACCGGACTAAGGTACACAACGAAGGTCGTGTGATGCTGACAGATCGGCTGCGGGACACACTAAAAGAGCGCTACCATAGGCGTGGCAACAACCTGTATGTTTGGTCGTCAAAGGCAGACCCTGAGAAGCCCCGAACCTACAGTGTCAAAGGAATCATGCGGGCCATAGAGCAAGCGGGACTAAACCGACAGCATCTGGTAGAAAGGTATGGTCGCTTCACCACTCACAGCTTCAGGCACACGTTTGCGTCCAAGCTGGTCCAATCGGGCCTAAGCCTGTACGCCGTATCGACTCTGCTTGGACACAGCGACGTACAGATGACCAAGCGCTATGCCCACATGGCACCCGACCGTGATGCAGCTGAGGCCGCGTCGATCTTAAACAAGCTGAGGACACATGATGAACACGCTCAATGACCAGCTCGCAAAGATTGCAGATAACCTTAAGACTGACGAGGAGAAGATCCAAGTGGAGCAAGAGCTTGCGAGCATCGAACGTGGCATCCAGCTTATTAAGAACACCGCCTGGTCTCAAGGCTCTGCGCTGATCGACACCGACGCCGGTCGATCCATGTTGCAAGAGCTAATGGAGACCTTGCGACGACCGATCCAAGAGGACCAAGACATGGCCGCTGCTGGTATTGCTGCTGGTGGTCGAGGTGTCAGACCTGAGTGGTGGTGGCTTATCCAATTCATCCCAGCTGAGAAGCTTGCGTACCTCACGATCCGGTCTGTCCTGTCGATCAAGATGAACAAGATTTCTCTTGGTCGTAAGGCCAACGCGATCTGTCTTGAAATAGGCAACTCTGTCAAAATGCAGATTGAATACGAGGCATGGGCGCGCAAGACCAAAGACGACCAGCGTGAGAACGGTGGTATAGACGTGGCGGCGATGATCTTGAAGACCGCTAAGAACATGAACGCCCGCCAATGGACATCGTACCGGCGTAAGATCGAAGACATTGAGACGCTCGACTGGACACGAGAACAGAAGCTTAGGATTGGTGCCAAGCTGTTAGACACCCTGATTATACATGGCGGTGGGTTCTTTGAGCTTGAGTACGTTAGGTTCAGGGGGAAGACAGAGCGCCAAGTGTTCCTCACGCAAGCCTGCCGCCTTATGGTCGATCAGATCACAGGCCACGTTGGTATCAACAGCCCTATACTTAGGCCTATGATTGTACAGCCACGCCCATGGTACTGGTCGCCAAGCCAGAAGCGATATACAGGCGGGTACTATCAGATCCAAGTGGACTTTATTCGTGGTTCTATACACAAGCACACTGGTGATCTAACAGACCCTATTAGCCAAGAAGCACTAAATGCTGCGAACAACGTCGGTAAGGTCTGGTGGCAGATCAACAAGCCAGCGTTTGATCTAATCAACGAGGCCCGCCAGTTACCACACAGCCTGTTTAAGAACATCCCAGACCCGGACCCAATTGAGCTGCCGGGTCGTAAGACTGATGACGAATGGGCCGATATGACTAAGGTCGAAAGGTCCGAGTGGAAGTACACACTGACCAAGGTCCATAGTCAGAACGCGCGTGACGAGAGCAAACGTGAAAGTGCTTTGCGTAAGATCTCTATTGCCTCAGAGCTTATGGCGTCAAGGTTCTCACGTTTCACATATCCTCAGAAGATCGACACACGCACACGCCTGTATGCCATACCGCCAGACCTCAACCCCCAAGGTGACAACTTGAGCCGTGGTCTTATTGAGTTCGCGTTGTCGGAACCTCTTGGTCCGCGTGGTCTCTATTGGATGGCCGTCAAGCTGTGCAACATGTATGGCGCAGACAAACTTAGCTTCGAAGAGATGCAACAGTGGGTCAAAGATCATCATGATCTGATTGTCGATAGTGCCTTACGACCATTAGATGGCGAGCGCTTCTGGACGACAGCTGAAAAAGAATTGGAGTTCTACGCCACCTGTGTCGAGTGGTGTGACGCCACCGGCATGGACAACCCAGAGATTTACCTTAGCCACCAGCCGTCACACCAAGACGGCAGCAACAACGGACTACAATTGTTGTCGTTGCTTGGTCGAGATCCGGTAGGCGCACAGCTGACCAACTGCTCATCAGACCCACAGCGTTACGATATTTATCAGAGCACAGCAGATCTGTTGGCCTCTAAAGTGTCGATGGACGCTGCTAATGGTGATCCTGTTGCCATGACGTGGGCTGGTAACATCACAAGGTCTACGGTCAAACGTGCCTGCATGACGACACCGTATGGGGTGACACCTCGTGGCATTATGGACCAGCTAATTGAGGACGGACACACAGATGATCTTGAAGGCCCACGTATGAAGAACGCTGCGTGGTTGAGAGACCGCCTGGTCGTAGCTCTAGACGAGACCATTGTTGCCTCAAGGCCAATCATGACGTACTTCCAAGAGGTCGCAAAGACCTTGGCTAAGAACGACAAGCCTTTGGTCTGGAAGACACCGTCTGGCTGCACGATCCAACAATCCTATTGGAATATCAACAAGACTGATGTGCGAACGGTCATGGGGTCATACTACATGTGGTCTCAGAACCCAGACGGTGGACTAAATGCCCGTAAGCAGGCCTTGGGGTCAGCTCCTAATGTGATCCATTCGCTAGACGCGGCACTGCTGCACAAGGTGGTGAACAAACTTGTAGACAAAGGGATCAATAGTTTTGCTACGGTTCATGACTCTTTCGCTGTTCACTATAGGCATACTGACGAGCTGCGTGACACAATCCGAGAGGTCGCGTATTCTATGTTCAGAAACGACTGGTTGCGTGACGGCTTCCATAGAGATGTGCAGTCTCGAACCCAGGTGGAACTACCAGATCCACCAGAAACAGGAAGCTTCGATGTGCGTGAAGTTCTCGACGCCCCTTACTTCTTTTCGTAGACCCCGGAGACAACGATGACAGTAGAACTAACGAGCTGGACGACAGCGCCACACCTCATAGGCGCGAACGCTACCTTGGTTGATCTGATAGCGTATTATGCACGGGTGTCTAACCCTACGTCCCAAGAGAACGGCAAGGGCACAGAGAAACTGGTGCGTTACCTCTTAAAGCACCAACACTGGAGCCCTTTCGAGATGGTTCATGCCACATGCAAGATTGTGTGCAGTAGGTCCATAGGTCGTCAGGTGCTTAGGCATAGATCTTTTGCGTTTCAAGAGTGGTCTCAGCGTTACTCTGCGACAGAGACAAACACACCTGATTACGTTGAGGCTCGCCTGCAAGACCTGACCAACAGGCAATCGTCTTTAGAAACTGATGACCCTGAGATGCAGAAGTGGTGGCGATGGGCTCAGAACTCTGTGTCTGATCCGGCGTTCAGGAGATACGACGAGGCGTTAAAACTTGGCATAGCCAAAGAGCAAGCCCGTTGTCTTTTGCCTGAAGGCCTCACACGATCAACGATGTTCATGAGTGGATCAATCCGCAGCTGGGTGCATTTTGTACAACTGCGAACAGGTCCAGAAACACAGAAGGAATGTAGAGACGTGGCTAATGGGTGTGCGGAACAGCTCGCTAAGGTCTTTCCAATGATTGAAGAGTTCGTTCAGACTTGAATGAACTTAAAGACATCCATAGAAAACGAACTGAACTGACGCAAGAAGAACTGCAAATGTACAGTATGTTTGCGTGTGAAACTTTCATTACGACTAATGGACAACTACCCGTTGACATAGTCAATCAGTTTGGTAGAAACGGCATTCAGGCTGTAGATCTTTTTGATCTATGCCTTGAGAGTGTCTGGCACCTCGTAGATTTACCACTCCAATAGACCCAAAGGAAACAAAATGGCTCGTGCTTTTAAGAACGTAATCACCCCCGTCGCAACAGCAAGTTTTACTTGGCTTGAACGTCCTGACTCTGGTTTTGAGTTTAGTGACGACAAGTACAAGGTGACGCTGTTGTTTGATAAAGAGAGCGACGAAGGTCGTGCGTTTAAACAAAAGATGGATGAGATGACCCACGAACTTGCAACCCAAGAGTTTGGAGACAAGGTCAAAGGTATCCAAGGCCCTCTTAAGGATGGCGATGAGACTGAGAAGGAAGACCTTCACGGTCATTGGTTCTTAAGGACCAAGACAAAATTCCAACCCGGTCTCATCGATTGTGACTCCCCACCAAAGCCTTTGTCGAATGGAACATTCCCGCGCAACGGCGACAGAATACGCGCTGCTGTTAAGATGTTTGCTTACAAGGCAGGTGCTAACAAAGGCGTTACGGCTATGTTGAATACGGTTCAGCTGGTCGAACAGCGTAACTCTGAGTCTGCTGGCTTCGATGACATTGCAGGCTTTGTTGCTGATAGTGCAACAGAACTAGAGGCTGATGACTTCTAAGCGCTCCTATACCTTTGACATAGAGCCCGTACCTGCTTCACGGCCCCGCATCTCCAAGTGGGGAGCCTTCTACGGCAAACGGTACGAGCAGTTCCGGCGCTCTATGTCTTTGGTTCTTTCAGAATACGACGGACAAGAGCCTGTTGCTGGTCCAATTAAAGCAACGCTTGAGTTTGTCTGTAAGAAGCCTAAGACTACCCGTCGTAAGTTCCCTGTTGGTGATGTCGATAACTTTGCCAAGGGACCATTGGACTCCATGACAAAGCATGGTGGGTTTTGGAAAGACGACGACCAGATTGTAGATTTAACTGTGACAAAACGATATCCAAAAGAAGGCGAAAAGTATGGAATCATTTTCAGCTACGACAAGCGAGACAGTAGAGACTAAGCTGCCTTGCCCAGATTGTGGGTCTTCAGACGCAATGGCGCTGTACGACGACGGTCACACTCACTGTTTCTCTTGTGCCACGACGAGGCAACCAGACACGCTGGTGTCTCAAGATCCCAAGCCCCCTAAAAACAAAAACCTTATGCCCTTTGGTTATTACACAGCCATAGAGAACCGCAGGTTATCCGAAAAGATCTGCTCTAAGTTTGGCTACTTTGTTACTGAAGATAGCAAAGGCCGTACTGTGCAGGTCGCATCCTATCGTAATGCCAAGGGTGAACCTGTAGCGCAGAAGGCACGAACAGAAGACAAGCAGTTCTATACTGTCGGTGACATGAGCAACGTCCAGTTGTTTGGTCAGCACCTTTGGAAACCAAGCGTTCGACTTGTTATCACCGAAGGTGAGATTGACTGCCTGTCGTATGCTAAGGTGACAGACGGACGTTGGCCTGTGGTGTCGATACCAACAGGTGCTGCATCAGCCGTCAAAGCGATTAAGAATAACATTGAGTTTGTTGAGTCATTCGACTCAGTGATCCTGATGTTTGATATGGACGACGCTGGACAGAAAGCAGCAAGAGAAGTTGCTGACACGATTAAACCCGGCAAGGCATCTATTGCCAGCCTGTCGATGAAGGATGCCAACGAGCTGTTGGTTGCCAATCGCGTCAAAGAACTATCTGAATCTGTCTACCAGGCGTCTCCCCACAGGCCTGACGGTATTGTTAACGGCATGGAGCTGTGGGATGAGGTTTCAAAAAGTATCGAAGTGGGCCTCAGTTACCCTTGGAAGACTTGGAACGATGTCTTATTCGGACTACGCCCGCGTGAGGTGGTCACTATATGTGCTGGCAGCGGAGTGGGTAAGAGCACTATATGCGCGGAGCTTGCGTACAAGATTGCTATTGGAGACGATAGAAAGGTGGGCTATGTCGCGCTTGAAGAAGGACTAGGGCGCACAGGTCTACGCATGATGTCGTTGGCTTTGAACAAACCGATCCATTTGCCTAACGACATTACTGAAAAGGAACGCCGGAAGGCTTTCGATGCTGTGCTGAAACCCGGCAACTTCTTTTTCTATGATCACTTTGGGTCTTTAGACTCAGACAATCTTCTGAACAAGCTGAACTACATGGTCCAAGCGCTGGGCGTAGAGGTCTTAGTGCTAGACCATCTGTCCATCTTGGTATCAGGGCTGGACTCATCGCAGCTTGGTGGGTCAGGAGACGAGCGCAAGGCTCTAGACTATACGATGACACAGCTCAGGTCTTTTACTGAGCGCACTAACTGTTGCCTTCTTCTAGTGTCGCACCTCAAGCGGCCCCAGGGGGACAAGGGACACGAGGGTGGTGAAAAGGTCTACTTGTCTCACCTTCGTGGATCAGCTGCTATCGCACAGCTAAGTGATAGCGTTATCAGTATATCAAGAGACATGTCTTCAGGTGAACAAGAGATTCATGTGTCCTGCCTGAAGAACAGGTACGCAGGGATAACTGGTGACATGGGTACTCTTGAATACGACTTAGAAACTGGACGATTAACAGAGGTGGTGGATGAGTTCTCATAAAGGGCGTCGAACCAAGAGGCGTAAGATCCGACAGAAACTTGTCGATCTAAAGGGTGGTGCTTGTGAAAGCTGCGGACAAAAGCATGACGCTTGTGTTTTCGATTTTCACCACAGAGACCC